CCCATTCCCGCGCACCCTTGCCTCGGGCTCTCGGATGAGAACGAAGACGACCTCATGGCCCTGATTGATAACTGGCTGGCGCTGCAACTGGAGGCGATCTGATGAAATTAAACGATCTGTTAAAGGCGATCTGTAACGATTTTAAAGGCCATTTTACTGAGCTTAAAACATGCGAGCCCCACGGAGGCCGCTTCGATCACAAGGAGCTGCTGAAGGTGGGTGGGAAAGCCCCGGCCATCTATGTGGCCGCCCTGGGTGCAGCCAAAGGCAAAGAGGTGGGCACGGGCGAAGTGGATATTCCCGTCTCCCTGGCTGCCTTTGTGGTGACAAAGAGTGAATCCAATCTGCCCAGCGCTGAGTCCGCGTTGAATCTGGCAGGGGAGCTGCTTACCTACATCCCCGAATCAAACTGGGGATGGGAAGGGGTGCATGGCGCAGATCCGGCCACCGCCAAGAACCTTTACAGCGGCGGAAATAAGACCGTGGCCATGTGGGCCATCTCCTGGACGCAGAACGTGCGCATGGGAGAAGACGCCTTTAAAACCGACCTGCCCTTTCCCACGGAGCTTTATGTGGGGCAGAGCCCCGACGTGGGCGACGGCCATGACGGTGACTACATGCAGGTGGAGGTGGGGTCTTGATCTCCGAACTTGAATACCGCGTGGCCGAGCTGGAGCGCCGCCTGATGGGGATCATCTCCATCGGCAAGGTGAAGGCGCTCGACGAAGGCAAGGCCCGCGTTAAGGTGGCCGTGGGAGGCCTTGTCACCACCTGGCTTCCCTGGCTCACCCGAAGGGCGGGTGGGGATCGGGAGTGGTGGACGCCTGAAGAAGGCGAACAGGTGGTTCTGCTTAGCCCCTGCGGTGACCCGGCCCTGGGTGTGGTGCTCCCGGCAATTTACCAGACCGCGTTCCCGGCTCCGGGATCATCCAAAGACGTGCACCGGGTGGAGTACAGCGACGGGGCGGTGATCGAGTACAACCGGAAAACCCACACGCTGACGGCCACCATCCCCGGTGACATTGAAGTCAGCGCCGATGGAAACATCAACGCCACAGCGCCAAAGATCAAGCTTACCGGTGCCATTGACCTGATCGGGCCGGTGACGATTGAAGGGGCTCTCGCCCAGGCTGGCGGTGCGGCGACCTTTAGAACCACCGTCATGGCCCAGGGCGGTATCTCAAGCGCCACCGCCGTGGCCGCACCGAGCATCCTTGCCGCCGGTAAAGAGATGAAAGGCCACAAACACAACAGCCCAGACGGGGAAACATCCCCCCCGATTTAAGGAGTTCAACCATGCCTGACTATGACATCAAGAAGCCCTGCCGTCCCGACGGCAACACCTACAGAGACAGCGGCACCGTCACCCTTACCGAACGCCAGGCCCGGTACCTGGTGCTTTCCGGGCACCTTGCCGAGGTGATCAAGGAAGCTCCGGCCAAAGCCGCAACCAAACCAACCGCAAAGAGCAAATAAAATGGGCATGAATGCAGCCACCGGAAGGAAGATTTCCGGATACGACCACCTGGAGCAAAGCATCCGGGACATCCTCTCCACCCCCATCGGCACGCGGGTGATGCGTCGGGACTACGGTTCCCGCCTCCCGGATCTGATGGACGCCCCCATGACACCGGGGCTTAACGTGGAGATCTTCGCGGCGGCGGCTGAGGCCCTGAGCCAGTGGGAGCTAAGATTTAAGCTCTCCCGTGTTGAGACGGTGGAGGCCGGAGCGGGCCGCCTGGTCATCAACATTCGGGGGACCTATCTGCCTGACGGCAAAGAGATCACCATGGAAGGAATCAGTATCTGATGAACAGCGGATTCTCCGGCATAGACCTTTCCAAGCTGCCCGCCCCCAAGGTGGTGGAGGAACTCTCCTTTGAAGCCATCCTGGCGGAGTGGAAAGCCGACTTCCTGGAACGCCACCCCGAGGCTGCCTCCGTCCTGGACCTGGAGTCCGAGCCGGTGGTGAAGCTCATGGAGACCGGTGCCTACCGGGAGATGCTGCTGCGCCAGCGGGTCAACGATGGTGCCAAGGCGACCATGCTGGCCTATGCCGTGGATGAAGACCTTGACCACCTGGCTGCGCTCACTCCGGCCAGGCGGGAGATGATTGACCCCGGTGACCCTGATGCCGTGCCCCCGGTGGAGCCCACCTATGAGCCCAACGATGAGTTCAGGCGGCGCGTGCATATGGCACCGGAGAGCTTCTCCGTGGCAGGCCCGGAAGGGGCCTATATCTTCTTTGCCCTGAGCGTTGCCGGATGCCGGGACGCATCGGTTACAAGCCCCGCCCCTCGTGAAATTGTGGTCACCATCCTTGGCCGGGATGGCAACGGCGTGCCGGATCAGGTCTTGTTGGATCAGGAGGATGCCGCCTTGAACCATAAAGATGTGCGGCCCTTGACGGATCTGGTCACCATCCAACCGGCTGAGATTCTGTCTTATGCCATCAGCGCCACCCTGGAACTCTACGACGGGACGGGTGGATCGGTGGTCACGGCAGCAGCCCGAGCCGCTGCACTGGAATACACCGTAGCCCGCCACCGCCTGGGGGACGTGGTAACCCTCTCCGGTATCTATGCCGCCCTTCATCAACCAGGCGTGCGAAGGGTGAATCTTGCAAGCCCCACGGCTGACATCGTGGCCCAAAGCCATCAGGCCGCCTGGTGCACTGGAATTTACGTGGAGGTGGCCCCATGACCTTGGTGCCTCCCAATAGCACCGCCCTGGAACGTGCAGCCGATTTAACCGCTTCCGTGCGGATAAGCGGCATCAAGGTGCCTATTCGTCACCTCTGGGACCCGGACAAATGCCCGGTCCTCCTTCTGCCCTGGCTGGCCTGGGCCGTCTCCGTGGACGAGTGGAACCCGGAGTGGAGCGAGACCCAGAAGCGCCAGGTGATCAAACGAAGCCCCGCCGTCCACCGGCAAAAGGGCACACGGGGTGCCGTTGAATCGGCCCTGGAAGCCTTGGGCTTTACCGTGGAAATCATTGAGTGGTGGGAGAAAGACCCCAAGGGTACCCCCGGAACCTTTGACCTGGCCATCCAGGTGCCCGCCGGTTACGCCGTGGATGCCGCCACCTACGACGAGGTGGAACGATTGGCGGACCGGGCCAAGAACAAAAGCAGCCACCTGGGCGCCATTGTCCTGACCCCTGCAGGCCTGGCACAGGCACCTGTCTTTTCATCGGCGATCACTTCCGGGATCGTCACAACCGTTTACCCCCTGGGCCGCATCGGTGCCGGGGATGATGTGTAAAGGTGATCCATGCCTGAATTTTACAGTTTATGGACAGATACGGGTCTTCAGAAGGCGGGGGCAGCTGTCACCGAGAGCCAAGGGTTTGAAATGCTCACGGCAGTGGTGGGTGATGGAAATGGATTTGCCGTCACCCCCAACAAGGGGATGACCGGCTTGGTAAACCAGGTGTGGAGCGGCCACGTGGGAAGCAAGCCCCGAAGCAAGATCGATCCCAACACCATTGTCTATGAATTCTCCATCCCTGCTGCCGTCGGCCCTTTTATCGTGCGAGAGGTGGGCCTGAAAGATGCCTCTGGAGCCCTTTGTATTGTGAGCAACTTTCCCGAAACGCCTAAGCCGGTGGCTGCGGATGGCTCCGTGCGGGACATGGTGCTCCGCATCCCGGTTTACTTTGAAAACGCCGAGAATGTGAGCTTGGTTGTGGATCCGGTTGCAACGGCCAGTAACAAGGATGTGGATCGAAAAATTGCAGCTCACAATGAGCATGGGGAGGCGCATCAGGATATCCGGGAGGAGATAGCGGATAAGACGGCTCAGGCCACGGACGTGACGAAGGGAATCTCTGCCATCGCTACGCAGGATGAAGTCGATGCGGGTGAGAGTACGATCAAAATGCTGGTTCCTGCGAGGCTCAAGGCTTGGTGGGATTCGGTGAGGACGTGGGGGAATATCAAGGATAAGCCATTGGTGTTTCCACCGGCAGAACATAACCATATATCCGAATATCAGTCAGGTAAAAATGCCTACGGGTGGTGGGAAATCTTTCCTGACGGAACAATTCACCAGGGTGGCAATTTAGGAGGGTTTTCAGGTGGGACAGCACTTAATGCGGATGTAACTTTTCCGATCCAATTTCCTGCACAATGTGACACTTTTGTCGCAACAGTGGGGGTAGCTGCGCCGGATTATGATGTACATTCGACGTATAGGAAAAGTCATCAGTCCATATCCTATGGGATGCCAACGCATTCAGGGGTTGAGGGGCAAATTTTTATAACAGACAATTTTAATAACGCCCGCAAAATACATTGGTTCGCGAAGGGGAAATAATGACACGCTATATTGATTCTCAGACAAAGTGCGAATTAATTCCAGGCATCCATGATGTTTCAGGTGCAATAGAGTTTCCAGATGATTACTGGTTTTTTCGGAGACTTCCCGCCGGGAAACAAATCGAGTGGGAAACCGACACTCCATATCTTCGAGATATTATTGCGGACGAATCGCAGGCTTTGGCAGAAAGCATTCGGTACGAACGTGATGGCCTTCTTGCAAATTTTTATGCTCCAGCCATCCAACAATTAAGCCGCTGGATCGACAACGCAGAAGGCGACTCCGCCACCCTGGGCCACTACAAAGCCCAGCGCTCCGCCTGGCACGCCTGGGCGGACGCCCTCTGCGACCTACCAGACCACCTCGACTGGCCCTGGCCCGACGGTGACGTACCCTGGCCTGAACAACCGCCCAAACCAACCCGATACAACCCAACCTGACCCGTTAACCCGCCGGACCACCGGCACCTGCAAAGGAGGCCTTAATGGCTGAACAATTTTTGCACGGCATTGAGACCGTGGAGATCGATGACGGAACCCGCCCCATCCGCACGGTGAAAAGCTCCGTCATCGGTGTGATCGGCACCGCGCCCGACGCGGATGCCGCCAAGTTTCCCTTGAACACCCCTGTCCTGATTGCGGGCAACCCCAGGGACGCGGCTCCCCTGGGGGACACCGGCACCTTGAAAGACGCCCTGGATGCCATTTTCGATCAGATCGGGGCCATGGTGGTCGTCGTACGAGTGGAAGCGGGAGCCGACGATGCCGCAACCACGAGCAACATCGTGGGCGATGCCACGGCGGGAAGCGGGGTGCATGCCTTGCTTGCCGCTGACAGCATCGTGAAGGTGACCCCGCGTATTCTCTGCGCTCCCGGTTTCACCGGAAGCCGAACCGGGGGAACGGCCAACCCCGTGGTGGCCGAACTCAAAGGCATCGCCGAGAAAATGCGGGCGGTGATCATTGCCGACGGCCCCAACACCACGACGGCAGAGGCTATCACTTACCGCGAGGACATCGACAGTGACCGCGTCTTCATCGTGGATCCCGGCGTCAAGGTGTGGGACACCGCCACCAGCGCCGCTGTTATCCAGCCCGCATCCGCCCGCGTAGCCGGTATGATTGCCAAACGGGATTCAGAGCGGGGGTTCTGGTGGAGCCCTTCCAATCAAGCGCTTAATGGCATCGTGGGGGTGGCCCGGCCCGTAGCCTTCAACATGAGCGACCCGAACTCCGAGGCCAACCTGTTAAACGAGAAGTGCGTAGCCACCATCGTTCAGAAAAACGGCTACCGCCTCTGGGGCAACCGCACCTGCGCCACCGATCCCATGTGGGCTTTCCTCTCCGTGCGCCGCACAGCGGACATGATCTACGAAAGCATCGAGGCGGCCTTCCTCTGGGCCATGGATCGCCCCATGAGCGCCAACCTGGTCCTGGACATCCAGGAGAGCGTCAACGCCTACCTTCGGCACCTTAAAGCCCAGGGTGCCATTCTGGGAGGGAAGTGCTGGCTCGACCCAGCCCTCAACAGCAAGGAACAGCTCATGGCGGGCAAGCTCTTTCTGGACTTCGACATCGAGCCCCCGGCTCCCCTGGAGCATCTCACTTTCAGGGCTCACAGAAACAATGGCTATTATGAAGAGCTGGTGGGCCAGGTTCTCGCCGCTTAATCAAGGAGGTAAAACATGCTGCCTAAAAAACTGAAGAACTTCACGGCGTTTGTTGACGGTCGCGGATACATGGGCCGCGTAACGGAAGTGGAACCGCCCAAGCTGGCCCTGAAGATGGAAGAGTACCGGGCCGGTGGGATGGATACTTCCGTGGAACTCGACATGGGCATGGAGAAGCTGGAGGCTTCCCTTACCTTCGGCGAGTACGACGAAGAGATCTACAAGATGTTCGGCCTAATTGACGGCAACGCCGTGGCCCTCACCCTGCGCGGGACCAGGCAGAACGATAAAGGCACGGATGAGATCATCATCAACCTGCGCGGTGGATACAAGGAGCTGGATGGCGGTTCCTGGAAGGCCGGGGATGACTCCACGCTCAAGGCCTCTGTGGCGTGCCGTTATTACAAGCTCACCATCGGCGGCGTCGAGCTCATTGAAATTGACGTGGAGAACATGGTCCGCAAGATCAACGGCGTGGACCAGCTGGCCGAACAGCGCAAGGCCCTGGGCATTTAATCCACGCTTAAACGGATAAGGAGAAAAGACATCATGAGCAAGTCAGACATCACCCTGCAGTACCCTGTAACAGTAAATGGGGCTGAAACCACGGGACTTTCCATGAGGCGTCCCAAGGTTCGGGATATGTTGATCGGAGAGAAGAAGGGCAAGAGTGACGCCGAAAAAGAGATTCATATCTTTGCCAACCTCTGTGAGGTAAGCCCGGATGTAATCCAAGAGCTTGATATGGTTGATTACGGAACGTTGCAGAAGGAATATCAGGATTTTTTGTCCTGACCGAGGATGAGGCGAGGCCGCTTGTGCTTGAGCTGGCCTCGCATGCCGGTGGGGGTATCAGCGAGTGGCTGGATCTGGACGGTGAAGAGCTGCTCGCATGGCACGAAACCTTGCGGGAACTCTTGGAATAGCCCAGGAGAGAAACCGGTTTAAGGGATAAAGCAGGATGACAGAGACCATGCAGTATCCAAGATAATCAGCCATAACCCCGTACCCGATGCCCCCCAGGAGCCAGTAAAGCAGGCCCCCGGTCATCCACGGGGTGATGAAGTGTAACGCAAACGTGGCCAGATTCTGTCTGGCTTCAATTTGAAATGGACTCAACATGGCCAAGGAACTCGCAGTTTCATTTGTGATCGGTGCAGCCCTCCAGGGGTCTTTCAAGGCCGTTCTGGGAAATAGCATATCACAATTCAATAAGTTGGGTAGTCAAATAAAAGCTGTGGACAGTCAGTCACGGCAGATCCAGGGGTTTCGAAAGATCAAGAAAGATCTTTCTGCCACTGAAACAGCCTACCACAGCGCCCAGGCTCGGATAGCCCAACTGAACCGTGAGATGCGTGAGTCCGATGCCCCCACCAAAGCCATGCGTGCATCCCTGGGCCAGGCCAAGCGGGAAGCGGGCAAGCTCAACCAGCGCCTTCAGGAGCAAAGGAAGGCCCTGGTTGGGCAACGCCGTGCAATGAAAGATGCCGGTGTGGCCACCTCTAACCTTGACGCCCAGGAGAAGCGCCTGGGCTCCACCGTGACCAAACTGCGCAAGCAATACGACCAGCTGGGATCTGCCATCAAGAAGCGTGACGCCGTTATGGAGAAACGCGGCGCTTTGCGCGGTCAGATGGTGGATGCCGTGGCCCTGGGGGCAGCCATCTACGGGCCGGTAAACGCCGCCGTGAAGTTTGAAAGCGTCATGGCCGACGTGAAGAAGGTGGTGGACTTCGACACCCCGGAACAGTTTAAGGCCATGCAGAAAGATATTCTGGGGCTCTCCACGGTGATCCCTATGTCTGCCCAGGGCATCGGCGATATTGTGGCTGCAGCCGGTCAGGCTGGTATCGCAAAGCATGAGCTGATGCAGTTTGCCACGGATGCCGCCAAAATGGGCGTGGCCTTCGACATGAGCGGAAGCCAGGCGGGCGCCGCCATGACAGGCCTTCGCTCTATATTCCACCTGAACCAGAAGGAGGCCGTCAGCCTTGGAGATGCTTATAACCACCTCTCCAACAACATGGACGCCACGGCAAGGGATATGCTCAACATTGCCAACCGGGCAGGCTCAACGGCTGACCTGTTCGGGCTGAACGGCCAGCAGGTGGGAGCCCTGGGGGCCACCTTCCTTGCCTTGAAGACGCCTCCCGAAGTGGCGGGGACCCGGATTAATGCCCTCTTTCTAAAAAAAAAAACCGCCGATAAGCAAGGAGATAAGTTCTCCGGTGCACTTGAAAGCATGGGGATGAGTGCCGAAGGTTTGAAGGCCTCCATCGAAGACGATGCCCAGGGGGCTCTCCTGAATTTCCTTGAAACGGTGAAAGGTTCAGAGGATGTCACGGGGACCCTCTCCGATCTGTTCGGCATGGAGTACTCCGATGACATGGCCAAGCTCGTTGGAAACCTGGACATGTATCGTGACGCGTTGGGAAAGGTGGCGGATAAGGCCGCCTATACAGGCTCCATGCAGAAGGAGTATGAAGAGCGTTCAGCCACAACACAAAACAATATCGAGTTGATGACAAACAAGCTCACTCGTATTGGCGTGACAATTGGGTCCATTGTGCTGCCCGCCATGAACACCGTGATTGGTGTGGTGGGAAAACTGGCTGACGGTGCGGTCTTTCTGGCCGAACGATTCCCCACGGTGACAAAAGTGGTGGTGGGCCTTGCCATTGGATTGATGACCATGAAGGTGGCCGCCATCGCAGGCGGTTATGCATGGACCTTTATGTCTGGCGGTTTGGCTTCGGCCAGGGTGGCCATGTCAGGGTTAAAGGCGGGGATCCTGATGGCCAACACCCGCCTCGGTGCCTTGAATGCCACTTGTTTAATCACAGCAGTTCGAACCAGGGCACTGGCTGTGGGTGGAGCCATCAAAGCTTTTGGAGGGATGCTGCTTTCCCTTGCCGGCCAGGTGATTCCTGTAGCCATTGGGGGGCTGAGAGCCCTATCCCTTGCCATCATCACCAACCCAATCGGCATAGCCGTGACGGCCATAGCTTTAGGTGCCGTTCTGATTCTGAAGTACTGGAAACCCATTGCAAAGTTCTTCGGAGGCCTTTGGAAGAGTGTGGGCAAGTTCTTCGGAAAGAAAAGCAAGGTTAAAGCCGAGGTGGAAAGCACAGAGGTTAAGAAACCTGGCGATGCCATTGGCTCGAAAAGCAAACCAGGATCGCCTCGGGCTCCCATGCCGACAAGCCTCGGGACCACTGCAGGGCGGGGATACTCACCCAAGCCTTCACGGCCCCCATTGCATATCAAGCGGGCTGGTATGGCCACGGCACCACCGAGGACAGCTGGTGCACCAGCACCAAGCGGCCCCACCACTATCCATGTACACGCCAAGGAAGGCCAATCCGAAGCCCATATAGCCGATGAAGTGATGCGCCGCATGGAGCGCGAACGAGGAAGGAGGCTCTATGACTAATCATATCATGATGGCCCTTGGGGATTATCGGTTTTCCGTGTCCACCGCCGCTTATCAAGAGTTTAAACGCTCTACCCCCTATCGATGGGCAGAGCAGACCAGGGCAGGACGGCGTCCCTCCCTTCAATTCATGGGGCCGGGCAAGGAAACCCTGGAGCTATCCGGTACAATTTATCCCGCGTATAAAGGCGGGCTCGGCCAGGTGGACGCCATACGGACCGAAGCGGGTAAAGGCAAGCCGCTCATGCTTGTGGATGGCCAGGGGATGGTATGGGGCAAGTGGTGCATCGAAGGCATTGAGGAGGATCAGTCGTTCTTTCTCTCCGGCGGAATCCCTCGCAAACAAACGTTTCGCCTGAGCCTGTCCGCCTACGGAGAAGACGCATGATCACATACCGAACAAAAGATGGTGACATCCTGGATGATGTGGTGTTTCGCTATTATGGAACGCTTAAAGGCACCGTGGAGGCCGTCTTGGAAGCCAACCCCAACCTGGCCGATCTCGGCCCTGTGCTTCCCGTAGGCGTCACCATCACCCTTCCTGATATGAAAGGCCCCGTGGCCGAACAACCTGTAAGACTGTGGGACTGATATGACACCTGATTATCGCATTATCGCCGAATCCAAAGATATCACAGCTACTATCAACGACCGACTGATCTCTTTGACCATAGTGGACGAGGCTGGTTTTAAGTCCGATACCATGACCCTTAGATTGGATAACCGGGACGGCAGGGTGGCCCTTCCTTCTACGGGTGCTGAACTTGAGGTGTGGATGGGCTATAGGGAAACCGGCCTCGCGCGTATGGGGCTTTATGTGACCGATGAACTAACCGTGGAAGGCCCTCCGGATACCCTTACCATCACCGCCAATGCCGCCAATATGCGGGCGGGCCTTAAAGAGCGCAAAGCGCGTTCATGGGATAACGTAAGTATTGGCGACCTGGTCAAGACCATCGCCGCCGAACACGGCTACACTGCCAAAGTGGAAACAGAGCTGGCCCAGATCTCTCTTGGGCATATCGATCAGACAGAAAGTGACCTCCACCTTTTAACACGACTCGCAAAGGACCACGCTGCCATAGCCAAGGCCGCTGGTGGCTCTCTTCTATTCGTTTCGGAAGGCAACGCCAAGAGCGCCTCCGGAAAGGCCCTCACTCCGGTCACTCTGACGCGCAGCGACCTGGAGCGTTGGACCATGCGGAACACAGATAGAAAAACATACAAGTCGGCCTTGGCATACTGGCAGGATATTGATAGCGGAGAAAAAAGGAAGGTGGTGGTGGGCGAAGGCTCTCCCCAAAAGGTATTGCCGGGCATAAGGCCGACGGTGAATGCGGCCCGTATTGCGGCCATGGCCATGAAAGACAGTGTCAACAGGGGCAAAGCCACCCTGGACTTCACCTGCGCCGGACGTACCGACCTCATGGCGGAGACCCCCTTAATCATGGATGCCGTCGCCGAAGGCATCAATGGTGAGTGGGTGGTAAACCGCGCAACCCATGAAATAAGTGACAGAGGCTATACCGTCAGTGGATCAGCCAAGTTACCGAAAAAGCGGCCCAGCAATGCTTAAGCCTTCGCCGGGCCGTCAATAACGGCATATCACCGCAAACCGGTCAAGGAGCCCTTACCCCTTTGACCCAGGGGTGTGCCTGCAACACCAAGCAGCATAAATGGAATCACATGCACCAAGCAAAACCTATCGTCCCCTGGATGGGCGGCAAACGCCGCCTTGCAAAACACATCATCCCCCTCTTCCCCGAACATCGCACCTATGTTGAGCCTTTTTGCGGCGGTGCAGGCCTGTTCTTCTTTAAGCCCGAGTCACCCGTAGAGGTCTTAAACGACATCAACAGCGATCTTGTGAACCTTTACAGGGTGACAAAACACCATCTTGAGGAGTTTATAAGGCACTTTAAATGGGCACTCATCAGCCGCCAGGAGTTCCTGGTCAACAAGAAGACAGACCCATCCACCCTTACCGACATCCAGAGGGCCACACGGTTCTTCTACCTCCAAAAGCTCGCATTCGGAGCCAAAACCACAAGTCAGACCTTCGGCGTCTCTGCCGTCAGCCCACCAAGGCTCAATCTCCTCCGTATCGAAGAGGATCTCAGCCAGGCTCACCTTCGCCTGACCCGAACCTACATAGAGCACCTGAACTGGGATGCCTGCGTCACTCGCTATGACCGTCCTGCCACCTTATTATATATGGACCCGCCATACTGGGGCACAACAGGATACGGCACCGACTTCCCATTGGAGGAGTACGACCGCATGGCCACCCTGGCCAAAACCATCAAAGGTAAGATGATCATCAGCGTCAACGACATCCCGGAGATGAGGAGGGCATTCAAAGGGCTCAATATGGATAAGGTGGGAATCAACTACACGGTGGGAACATCCAATACGAAAAAATCATCAGAATTGATCATACGGAACTGGTAAAAAGGAAGTCGCAAAGAAAATAAACAATGCGACCGGATCAGGTCATTTAAACGCCGTTAAATTGACCTGAAAACCGGTCGCATGATACGAATAAGCACGTCGCAAAATTTTTGCGGCCTTACACCCAGATGAATACGAAGTCCTGACGGCACTTGTAAAAAAAAAATTGATTTAGGCGAAGCTGTCACTGCAATAGCAGAGCTTGGCGGTTATTCAATTGGTAGTACATCAGGCCCCCCGGGTTTTGAGTCGGTCAAACGCGGACTCATCGCCCTGCACTATATAACCTTTGGCTATCGGATAGCGATGGGGAAAGACGGCTGAATTTGCCGCTACAATACTTAAGGGGTAAACGCAGGGCTCCGCCTGGGAGCGAAAAGGGTGATGAGAACACGAAGGTGGCCGAAACGATGATCAAGGCTCATCTCCCTTTAAAGCCTCAAAGGTATTGCTTTTTGGGCGCGCCCAGGAGAGTGTCGTGTGCCTCCACCCATTGCGAAAGCCCCAACGGTGTGGGCGTTCGGTGTGCCTCACCTCCCTTAAATCCTCAAAGGTATTGATTTTTGGGCGCGCCGTGCTCCGCCGCGGCATTTACGCGATACCGATGGGAGGGAGTCGCTCGTTGGGGTCAGCAACCAACGCATGGCTTTTTTATAATTGATGGAGCGCAGCGACTCCTTGAACCAAGAACGTTTTCAACAAACCATCCTGTTGGGAACATCAATAATGTCCTTAATGATGGCTGAGAAAGGGTGGTAATCAAAATAGGTAATAGGGGATGCGCACATCATGGGTCGCGGCAGGCGTTGGGGCTGTTTGGATCGCCCCCCACCCGGCTGGCGTGAGGGTAGTAACATTGTGAAGCCATAATTTTTTACGGCATCCCTAAAATAATTTCTAAAAAAGTTGACAACGATTTTTGTGGGGCATACCCTACGGGGGTAGGGTATGCAAAACTCAGGAGGATCGTATGATCAATGAAGAGGTCAAAAAAGACGCCTTGCTTCGGCTGAAAAAGGTCGAGGGACAGGTGCGCGGTATCGCCAGGATGGTGGAGAACGAGAAATACTGCATTGATATTATAAATCAGGTCACTGCTGCTGAAAAAGCATTGAACATGGTGTCCAGGATCGTGATGAAGCGCCACGTTGAAAGCTGTGTCAAGGAAGCGATCCTGGAAGGCGAGGGGCAGGAGAAGATCAATGAGCTCATTGATACCGTCTACCGGTATTCCAAAAAATAA